CTTCGCTAATCTCTCAACGAACCATCCTCGTAATTTTACAGGTAGATTATATGCTTCGATGAAGCTCCATCCGCCATAATATTTTAGAATAAAGATCTGTTCATATACCATCTCTGAGTATTTAGGCGTCAGGCCAAAAAAAGTCCGTGGTAACAGGAACCTCCAGATCCTGCTCGTGGTCGCACTCTTCGCAAACGAACTCTTGCGTTAAATCAATATTCGGAGTAACCTGTACCATTACCTTCCTAACAAATCTGGAATCTTGTGCTGGCATGTTATCAATAAACTTCTCTATCTCTTGGCGATTATCAGTACCCGATACTGAAGCAATACACGCCTTGAGTGTGGTGGTCAGTGCATTATCGTGCTGCTTTCTTTTCTTTCTCGAATGGCGTGTGGCAGTTATCTTCCTTTCATCAACGCCGTTGATCAGCTTTATTTCTACATCCAATTGAGATTTGGGGAGTGTCACAATAAAAGTACCATTGCCTGTGTCTCGCACAGCAGACCCCACCTCGTCAGAAACTTCTGCCAAGTCTGGTGGGCCCTTCGTGCCAGCATCTCGCAAATCAAATGACATGTCTTGATCCGTATAACAGTTAGGACATGTCGCTTTGGTTTCATACATCTCGCCATATGCACTAATTCTCGCCGCAACAAGAATGGCACTCTTATCGCCTATGAGAAGGTGCTCCTGACTGATTCTACCATCGACAATAATATTCTTGAGAAGCTTGTCGAAGACAACACCTTTCTGGATTAGAGACTGCGATGTCAGAATATCTTCTTCTTTCGCCGTCATCTCCCTGATCTCAATTGTTGTCTCATTGTGGAGTGGGTGCCCCGGTTGGTAGTATTTTCCCTCTGATGGCAAATCAACCATCTCTGTGGGGGATACAAAGGATAATCCACCCCCATCAGAATCTGCATTTATCGCAGCAGAAACATCAGCAGAATCCTTCGCACCTGTCGAAGGTAAACCGAGGCGTTCCTCGTTATTTCTTTTTGTCATTCTTACCTCGTTAAATCTTCCTAAGATTTCCTTCTACAGTATAAGGCATCTTAAGTAAAAATTTAAACATTATTTCTCTTCTCTATAAATCAGCTACCAGCAGTGGTAGTGTATCCGAGGAGTCCTTCCGGAGTGACAATGTTGAACCAATCAAATCTAAGTTCGAGAGATATCTCGACAAGACCTTCATTTTCGTAGTTCAAGTCACCACCGAAATCAACACTCTTGATCCATGCTCTCTGAAGGGTGATCTCTTCTATCAGTGCCCCGTCTCCGTTCATTTGAGTAATAACAACCTGACCAAGTGCCTTCACGGCTTCTGACTTACTGATTGTTGAAACATCTGCATTGGGTGCACCAGGTGTCGGGGCACTCGTATTAAGAATATTATCTGGAAGTCGGTATCCCGAAACTTGAATCAAGTCATATAGTGCTTGTGTTGAAGAAGGGTTCGAGGGATCCACAAGAGTGAGGGTGATGGGATCATATGTCACTCCACCGGGATAATAAAATGTATGGTTGATAAACTTATGTTCTGCCTCGCCAATCGTCATCTTGGGTTTGGCAACTGCCTTACACACATAACTAATGTACGATGATAGTTCGGGTGCACCGATACTCACAAGCCAACGATGTTGCCTCTTCGGGTCAGATATTGTTGCGTCACTCCAAAATGCCATTTTTTATTTTCTCCTCAGTTCTCAGTTTTGTAACTATAAGTAGTTTTCTATTTCTTTTTTAATCATCGAAAGATGCACCAGATCTCGTCACAATAAAGTCAAGAGCGATGAATTCGAGAGCCTTAGCAGGTTTCAAATAAATCTTGGCATACATGATATTCCTATCAACTAATTCTGGTGTGGTAGTTGTACCGTCGAGAATAACCTTATAATCAGTCAATCCCAGTCGCGTCTTGACACTCGAAAGGAATGGATTAACTTGACCTAAGAATCTATTCCACGTTGATTGAACATTCTGGTCAAAAAGCAACCTAGAAGCGATTCTAGAAATCTCACGCTTGACGAAGATTAACATTCGTCTAACATTGATTCTATCGAGAGCAGATGGTGTCACTTGAAGTGTCTTCTGCCCGAAAATCACAATGCCCTCAGATGGGAATTGTGCGATGGGGTTAATATTCGCTGTATACAGATCATCACGATTATCCGAAGTTAGTCTTTGCCGCACGTTAGTCACTGGCAATCCTGCACTTCCTTCAGTCAATCCACCTCTGGTAAACCCAGCGGGGGCGAACCACAACTCACTCTTCGCTTCGCTAGAGGCGAGAGTTCCGAGCACTACCACACTAGGTGGCACCCATAAGGAGCCTCCTGTCGTTATAGTATCGTTGATTTGAACCCACGGATAGTAGGCACACCCATAACTGTTGTTGATATTTCGTAGGTTCAACTGACTTATGGTATCTGATACACTGCCAATTCGAGTGGCAGCACTTTCCGTTGATTCCGTTTCTGGTTGATATCCGCCAGCAAGGTCGATTACCGCGAGGACATCGCCTCGGTTCTCAGCAGTTTCCAAGAGTTTTCCGGTAATAACCGAGTTGGTAATGCCGGGAACCGACAAGATATTACAGTCAACAACATCCGGGTCAGCAACCGCATTGATTGCTCGCTCGATTGATGCGAAGGCATAGTTGTTCTGGGCGTTTGAGCTTGCCAACAGTCGGTTAGCAAAAGGCTCGCTCTCTAGGATGTTCAGTCCTTCGAATCCGCCGTTAAGCATTGTAGTAAACTTATTGAATCCAGCATCAAGAACTGCTTCATAACTTGACTGAGCAGTAAGAGATGTTTCATTGACTCGCGAACCGGAGGTATATGTTGCCTCTGCCGTCGTACTTGATCCAGAGATGTCATCTAAACTGAAAACCCAAGAATAATCTAGAGAACCAGTGACACCCTCATTATCTAGGTTTTCTGGTTTCCTCAGAACATAATCGGGGATATCCCTCTGCAATCTGCTGCTGTTAGCAATGTTTGTTACAACACCGAAGTATGCATCTTTTTGATTAATCAAGGTAGCATCGTTGCTGTTCGCTCGCAGAGGTAACTCTGGAAATTCAAACGATGCCGTAAAGGGCAGTGTGCCAACATCAACAAAGTTGTCGGCGGCCGGGTCAGACGCCAGTGCGCGAGGAATGACATCGGTGACATATGTATCTGGCTCAACATCCGATCCGCTAACCAATTGGAAAGCATCAAACCGGGTTGGTCCGTATACACCATATGGAAGGAACTTCGGATCTGAGGCACCTGCTGCGACAGATGCATCCAAAACAACTCTTATGTATCGTGACTGGTTTACATAGTCTCCGTAGTTTTGATATCGTTTATTCTCGTCATCCCACACTCTATAGGAATCGCCGATTCTTCGGGCGATATAATCTGGAGAGTTAGGATTTAAGTTTACGTCGCTATAAGTCTCTACCGGAGAAACCCTAGCATCAGCATCATTTATTTTCCTAATCTGAACCGAGAATGTTCCGTATGGTTGATCTGAGTTCGGGGATGCCTTAATGCTCGTAATGGAAATCTTAAGATTTGCTTGTGCCCATTCTCCGCCTGAAATCGCTTCAAACTTGAAGAGTTTCTGCATATTCAAAGCATTGTATAGAGACGCAGCTCCTAAATCTTGTGAGAAAAACCATCCCGTAGAGGCGTTGCTAAGTACCATGTCTTGCTGGTTTTGCTGTGCTGTTATTGAGCCAATAGTCTCCTTTAATCCTAAGATGACTCCATACGACGAAGAGGCAGAATTGAGTTTGTCGCTAATGTTTCTATCGAAAGTCTCGCCGAGGAAGTAAGTCTTCTTGTTAGTATCGGCAAAATCGTTGACCAAAGTCGGGTTAGTGTTGAAAACGTTTCTAATATAAAGTTTGCTATTTTCGTCAAAGTTGAACACAACCTTATCGGTATCTGTTCCTGACGTGTTTTTCACAAGTGCGGTATATTGATGTGGGTTACCAGACGATAAGA